CCTTTGTTGAGGTTGCAGATTCCGTTCTCGAATCTACCCTGTAACGCCCACATTACCCTGTCAGTTTTCTTTTTGTTCCCGTGAGTGAGTTCCTCAACGCGAAAGAAGTTCTGGTACTTTTTCATCAGGTCAGTCAGTGGCGACATCACAGCCTGTCTGGCAATTCCTTTCTCAATGCCGACTGATATGGGCTGATAGTCTCTAACTATCTGGAATATCTTCTCCGCAGTGGCGTTTAATTCCCACCTACCACAGATAATATCCTTGACCCACCATCCATATTCGCCCACTTTTACCACGGCTATAGCGGTATTGTCAAGTTTTTTGTTTTTAGATTTGGCTTTTCCTACCTCTTCAAAGCCCGCAAGGTCAATGGCAACGTAGTAATCTCCGGTATCAGGCTCTTCGTCATCGAACCTAACCCACTCTTCTTTAAACATCTCAGAGCCACGCGCTTCAAAAGACGCCATGAACTCTTGGCGAAACGCGAAGGAAGACATGGATTTCTTGGCTGCATCTATTTCTTCTGTATCTAGTAAGTCGTTATCGTAGCTTGTGTAGTGCCATGCTTTATAAGTGGGATCTTCGCCTAAACTAGCTTGCTTGTAGAGTTCATAGAAATGATTTCTACCCATTGGTGTCCCGATAAATAAGGCATCGCCTTTCAAGTCTGTCAACGCAGGTCTTAAAATTAGCTCCCATACATCGGGCTTCATGTCTGCGTATTCATCCAAGACAAGAAACTTGAGACTTACGCCGCGCATTGTCTCAGGTCTATCCGCACCCTTCAAGCTGATAGTTGTGCCATTGATAAGTCTTACCTGCATGTTGTTGACATGCGAGTTCTCTATGACGGGTTGACCTATCTCCAAGAGGAGATTCCACATAATATCCCGTGCTTGGCCTTGCGTGGGGGCTACATAGAAGACCTGACCCTTGTCTGACCTCAAAGCGTTGACTATCAAAAGATAAGCCGCAAGACGAGACTTGCCCGTCCTGCGACCCGCAGCAACTACTTTGAAACGCGTAGGATCGTTCCAAACTTCTTTCTGCCACTCAAGGAGACTAATGTCTAGGTTCATTTTTTCTTCGCGGTCTTCTTAGCTTGCTTGAATGCTTTAGCTGTAGGCGCGCCTTTACTGCCAACCTTTCTCATGGTCTCGCCGCTACCTGCTGCAATCCGCTTCTTCTTCGCGTTTATATTACTGTAGAGACCCATGCTACTTCCTTTTGGGTGGGGCTTTCTTCTTAACAGCCTTGGCTTTCTTTGCTGCTGCCATTCCCGCAGGGGTGTAGGGGTATTTCTTTCCGTTTACATTAGGCATCGTATTCTCCGGTGCGTATCATGTTAGTGATAGTTATAGCTCGTTGTCCCACTTGCTCTGCCCAGTTAGAGTCCAAGAACTCTACCGAGGCTGCTTCGTAGTTAGCAAGAGACATTTCTCTTAGAGCGTCTCTAAAGCCGCGAAGACGGCTAATGCCAAGGTTGAAGCACATATCCATCATAGCGTCTTGGCGCACCAAGTCCAAGTGAGTAAACCACTCAAACGCTTTGGTTAGCTCCTGCTCGCAGCGACGGATATCATTCGCGAGGAGATAGTAGACTTCATCCTCAGACAACCCCATAGAGTCTAGGTTACGCCCAACTCCTATGGTCATATCTCCCGCCGTGCATTCGTAAGGCTTAAGCCGTAAGCCCTCGTGCTTGATTAGCAGGTCTTCAATCCTCATGGAATTCTCCTTCTATCACTTCGGGTTCTACGATCGTATCAGTGACCCCTGAGATGGTTATGTTGACCGTAGGCTTGCCGCCTAGCTTATCTTTGTCAAACGAGCTAATAGGCAAGATGCGATCTACGATAAGCTTCCACGCCGCAGATTGGTTCTTGTGATCATCATCTTGCGCCGCTCGGAAGATAGACTCTATCACAGCATTGGTATCTCTTCTCGCGAGGAATCGCTGCTTCATCTCTGCCATAGCCGAATGGTCACCCTTGGGTCTACCAACAGGACGGTTCTTCGGCTTCTCTATCTCCGACTTGCGGGGACGACCACGCTTTCTCTTTACTGGTACATTGTCTTCAGCCACAACATAGAAGCTCTTTTAAGATTAATATTTGGCGTATTAAACCATTAATTGGTCAATTTCGCCAACCCCTGTGTTCATGCGGGTTTGAGGGGTGGTTTTTTTGCTTCTTTTTTTTAATTTGGCCTTACGCAAATTCGGGTTGGAACTATACATATTTGCGCGCGAGCTAGACCGCCCCCATCCCCTCCGCGAACCCCGTCTGTTTATACGCGCGCGCACGCGAGCATTTAACGCGCGAGATAGCAAAGCGATTACTTTAGTAAAAGGGATCGGTTTAGTAAGTGTGAGGGCGGAGGATGCAGCCAATAGCCAATAACCAAATAGCATCCCTATACACACGATTCTTAGACTGTTACCGGTAACACTGCAACGGTAACACGGTAACACTATTCGGTAACACGGTAACACTCTCAACACTGTATACATACACAGTACATCGGCTACAAGCCCCGTAAACACTGGGCTTGAAAAACTTGGCATGCCTTCTGCATTGTATTAGGCGACAACACAATACACACACACTCAAGGGGATACACACAATGCAAATTAACCATCTGATATCACATTTTGATAAAACGTACACTTTCGGCGGGTTTTCTGTAGGTTTACAGATTGATGAATGTGACGGCACTAGCGATGCCGACTTATTTATTATTAGGGAGGGCAAATTGTATAAATGCAATTTTATGGAAGTGGACGGCTGGAACGGCGACTTAAGGCCTGTTTTAGATAGTGGAGACGATGCACTAATAAAACCTTTATATGAGGGCGTAAGAGAAAAGTTAACCGACTGGCTATATGCGAACGGATACTAATCAATCACGCGCCCTTCGGGGCGCATCACCAAGGGGAATAACAATGGGAAAGATCAATTGCAGCATCGAGCAATTAGCAATCATAGCGGCGGGACTAATCAGAGAGGGCATGCTATTCGAAGTGCTAGTGGATGACGAAAACGCACTAATCACAATCACCGGATATTAAGGGGCTAAACTATGAATCGTGCAAACTGTACTCGCATCGCAAACGCGATCGCCGCCAAGGATAACGCGCTAGCCTGTAGCGTCATAGATGACATATTAGCCAGTGAGACGGGCGCGCATTGGATTCGCGACCTAACTAAGCTTAAAGCTTTCCTGCTAGACGGGTCGCCTAGATTCTCGATTATGGCAAAAGACGGCAACGGTAAACTTCCTTTCCTCGCGTTTAGCAGCCTAGCGGGTAAGGGATTTTGCATAGGTGCGGGCGATTGCCTAAACTTTTGCTATTCGTTTAAAGCTTGGCGGTATCCTGCCGCATTTTGTAGGCAAGCGCAGAATAGCGCGCTATTACAGTCTGACAGCGGGCGCGAGCATATTCTAGATGCGATCGATAAATTCAAGCCAGTGTCGGGCGCAATAGATTTTCGCCTGTATGTGGACGGGGATTTTACAGGCGTTGAAGACATTGCATTTTGGATGGAAGCGCTAACGACTCGCCCTTGGTTGATTACCTACGGTTATTCCAAATCATGGCAATCGTTTATTGATTACAAGGGGATAGTGCCTAGCAATTATCGCTTGAATCTATCGAGCGGGTCGAAATATGGCGACAGCGTAAAGGATAAGCTTAAGCAGTTCGATTATGTGCGAGGCGAATTTGTGGCGGTATCTATCGGCGCGAGCGTTAAAAGTACAGATCACGCCGATCGGGCGCATCAAGCGACACTCCGCAAGGCATATGGTTCTAAGGCATACACTTGTACCGGAAAGTGTGGCGACTGTACGCCGATCGGTCACGCTTGCGGTAGCGATCGCTTCAAGGGTATCGACATTATAATTGCAGTTCACTAATCAGCAGAGGTTAACACTATGAGCGACAACGAAATCATAGATCGGTTCGATACTAGCAATATCACGCTTGAACAATTGTCTAGACTATCGGGCAAGTCAGTAAAATATCTCAAAAAATTATTAATGGGAGGTTAACTATGAGCAATTGGCATAGCGAAACAATCGAGCGCTTTAAGGGGCTGCCCATAGAATCGCTAGAGTATATCAAGGGTGATGCCTATCAGGCGGCAACAATAGGCGAAACAATAGGCAACCCAAAAACGGGGCAGTATTGGGATGAATTCCACTATGCTGCAATGGAGTTAAAAGCGAGGGCGAAACAATGCTAATAAACGAAACCAATCCAACAATATTGCCTTACGACCAAGCGATTGATGCGGCCTCCGATTGCCGAAAATCAGATCCCGAATGGAAATATACGGTAGAGATCGAGGCGCGCACTGGCCTCGCTAAAATCGCGGTGTATGACGAAAATGCAGTTAAATTAGGTTATCTATAAGGGGAAATCACCATGCTAGTGTTCAATTATCCAAGTAAAAAAGTATTAAAAGAGTCTATCGGACAACGCCTAGACTACATCGAAACCAGTATTTTCGGCGAAGAATATCGGCGCGATGGAGTCTTAACAGGGGCGAATCGTCCACACATTACAGGCAAGGGACGCGAGTTCTTCGCTAATGTAACCATGCGCGATGGTCTAATCGCGGCAGTTAAATAAGGGGAGCAACATGACACACGAAACGGCATTAACAAAGGCGCTAGTCCTATGCGTGACAGCGCCAGAACATAGGCTAGGGGATGCGCTTAAATTAGCGCACGAAATCGCAGACATGTGTACGCCCGCCGAAGTAGCACGGGCAAAAGAGCAAGCGCAGGGGATAATGGAATGAAAACGAATAGATCAATCGAGATGGAAAATAAATTGCTTAAGTGTTTCTTAATTGTTTGCGGGCTGATAGGATTCTACACCCTTGGCGTGTTAACTGAGCCGAGTATGCTTAAGCAAGAGCGGCGCGAGTCTAACCTATATGCCACGATGGTTTGCTTAGGTATTGAGACGGATATGGCCTATGGATGGCCTAACTACAAGGGGTTAACGGTAGACTGTAATTAAAGCGTCCCCCCGAAGGGGGACTGATCACCACACAAGGGGGAGGAGGATGCATTGCGATCACAGGCAGGTTATCCGCTCTCTCCCTGTAACGCAAGGGGGAAATCATGGCAGATTACGAATTAATTTGCAGCAAAATGAGCCAGTTAAGGCGCAAGGGTAACAAGGCGATGGCCTTATGCCCCGCGCACGATGACAAGTCACACTCACTTAGTATTCTATACCGCGAGGCCGATGATCGGGTATTGCTTCACTGCTTTGCGCAGGACTGTAGCGCAGAGTCCATTCTAAAGGCCGTAGGGCTTGCGTGGAGGGATATCTACCCAAAGGATAGGGGTGACTATACCCCTAAATTTAAACGCCATACGCACGAGCAGGTGAAGTCTGCCGAGTGGTTGCTAGAATTAGTGCCAGTGTGGGCAAAAGAAGGGGTGGCCTTTACTGATAAAGACAAGGCCGATATATACGAGGCGCAGCGGATAGTTAATAGCGCGAGGGGGATAACCAATTGAACGGATGGATAAGGCTCGACAGGGGTATTCAAGAGAATTTTCTGTGGCAAGAACCCGAAGCGTTAAAGCTATGGCTCTACTTGCTAATGGCAGCATCATTAACGGACAAAGCGACAGCGTTTAACGGGCAAATGCTCAACATAAAGCGGGGTCAATTGGTCTTCGGTTTGAATGCCGCGAGTGCCAGATTAAACATCTCAGTACGCCGTCTCAGAAAGTACCTAAATTGGTTTGAAACTGATGATATGATTGACAAGCAAATCACCAACAAATTCTCAATCATTTCAATAACTAACTACGCTCAGTACCAAGATGTGGGCAAGCAACCGTCAGGCAAGAGTCAGGCTACCGTTAAGCAAAGGGCAACAACTATACAAGTAAACAAAGAACAATCTATACCGCCGACAGTTGAGGAAGTGAGGGCGTATTGTAAGTCGCGGGGTAACGGAATAGACCCTGAAATGTTCATTGCGTTCTACGAGGCGCGAGGGTGGAAGATCGGTAAAGAGAAGATGAAGTCATGGAAAGCCTGTGTCGTTACATGGGAGAAGCGTAGGCAAGAGCAGTCCCCTACTCGCGAACAGTCATGGGGGGTGGAGCTATGAAGCTTCCCCAAGGTTTAGAATTAGAGCAGTACCTCGAACTCACGGGCATGATGGAAGCCTCTCAGATTCACTCGGCGGGCAGGTGGCATGATGAGGTGGTCGAACGATCCAAAGGGCAAAAGATATGGGGTGCGAAGCTGCC